TGTTAAAAATGTAACCACAAGGATAACTCCTAATGCTATTAATTGTGGTGTTAGGAGTTATTCTCTTAATGATGCTAATGTTATGTGACAAGTGGGCGTGCAACCTCCTGCCCCACCGGGGAGCGAGGCCGCAGGCCGAGCCATACAAGTTGCACCATTATTATTATTAATCGTCATATAACAATAAATACGATTAGTATTATGATAAAGAAAATATGGAATAAAATAACTACTTTTTTAAGTGGTTATTATTCAGAACATAAAGACGATATTATTATTGGTTTCGTCATTGCTACTGTCGTAGGTATTTTATTTAAGGCTACTGTTGCTACTTGGTTTATGAGTTTATGGATTACATTAGCTTATCAAATCATTACTTGTGGTATTCAAGCTGCAAGAAAGAAAGCAATAACTGGTCTTAAAATTCATCCTATTATTATTAACTTTGTAGTTGGAGTATTTATTTCGTTATTGTTCTTGGTATGGCAGTAATTAATCTTCGAAATGTTGTAGCGCTCGGTGTACTTGAAGATGGTGTATATCCGAGTGTTTATAATGGCCAAACCGGAGAATATATTGGTACAGTAGATGGTGAAGGTGCTGGTGTTAAAACAGTTCCTACATTATATATGTACTATCGAAAGAACGGCCACCTATATTTATATAGGACAAAGGAGAGGATTGAAATAGACTTAACTAATGTAACTGCTTACGATAATAGTGCTCTATTTAAGCTAACTGAAAAATCTGATATTAGTTCTGCAAAGATTACCGAGTTTGAATCTCGAAATATTGATGTAGGACATTATGAATATAAAGTTCCGTGGGTTAAATCAACTCAACAATATCTTTATATACTTGTACCGATTGTTCGTTCTATACATACAATTACAGTACAAGGTATCATAAGTAATCAGATATTTACTCTTACTGGTATTTATGTTCATGAAGGTAAATCTTGGTGGATTTATCGGACGAATGTAAAGACCAATTTTGATTTTAATGATGCTGTTAATGAGATTCTTGATGTTCAAGTATATGTTCGTGAGCTTACAGCTGAGGACTTAAATCCTGTTGAACAACTTACAAAACTTTTATTTGAACATATTAATAATAAGTTTAATCCTCATGAGGTAACAAAAGAACAAGTTGGTCTTGGCAATGTTGATAACACTGCCGATATGGATAAACCTGTATCTCGACCTCAAAAAGAGTACATTGATGCTCTTGAAAATAGGGTTAAAGGTTGGTTCAAACAGTTGAATGTTTGGATTAACAATCATGTTACAGAAGTTAATAAAAAGTTTCAAGATGTTTGGGCTGCTATAAACAAGAAACTTGATAAAGAAGATTACGAGAATGACAAAGATAATTTCAATGCTCATATTCGTAATTATGATAATCCTCATAAAGTTACTGCCGCACAAGTTGGTTTACCAACAGCCGCAAGTGATATTGAGAAATTAAAACAAAAAGCTCAAGAACTTCAAGGTTTGCTTATTAATAAGCAAGATAAAACTTCTGAAGAACTTGTTACTGATAATAAACGTATTGTAGATGCTATTAATGAGATTTATGGTATTGTTGTAGAACACAATAATCATGTTCGTAGCAACAGTATTAATCAAATTGAAGTTACAAGCGAAATTCCTACTACGTTTGAAGATGGTACACTTTGGATTCGTATTCCTCGAAATGAAGAAGATTATATAACAATTAAGATTGAAGCTGTTCCGGTTGATTCTACTATACGAATGATTAATTCGGAAGGTAAAGAATCGGCAGGTGTTGGCAGTGCAAGTCTTGAATGTTTAATTCAAAGTCGTTTACATTATATTGTAGAAAAAGAGAATTACATTACAAAAGATGTTTATGTCGATGTAGGTGTTGAAGATACGACAATTAATGTTGTTCTTACACCTAAGACTAAAAAGACATTAACTGTAAATGCAACTCCTGATAATGCTTTAATTATATTTACTGATAAACCTTCTAATGTAGTTATTGCTCAAGGTACTGGTACTCTTACATATGAAACTTATGACCCGCGTGATATTTTAATTCAGGTTGGTGCAAATGGATATGAAACTTATGAAGAGCGTATTACGTTGGATGAGAATATAATTCGTGATATTACTCTTACAGCTTTACCAGTTGAACAAGGTGCTGTAAGTCTTACGGTGGTCGATAGCAAAACAAAGGCCAAAATAGCCGCATACGTCTATGATAAGGACACGGGTGGTATATTAGGTCAAGTAACAAAAGATACGCCGCTACAACTCACCGGAGATGTCAATACGAGCCGAATTTTGAGGTTTGTTTCGTCGGGTTATATAGAGGTTGAACAACTGGTAACTTATGCAATTCCTACCGCAGAAGTTACTGTTGAAATGGATAAAGTTCCAGTTCAATCTGGTACTATCTATGCAACTGCTGTAAATACTGAATCTACTGCTTTAGACGGTGTTACGTTTAAGTATAAACTCAGTACTGAAAGTGATTGGAAACCTCTCAATAATGATGAATCGACTGCTGGTAAATCTGAGGCTGTTACAGCTCCAGTTGGAACAAGTGTTGATTTCCGAGCTTCTAAAACTGGTTATATAACTAACACTGGAACTGGTACGATTAATTCTACTGGTGAACATAGTGTTACTATTGTACTTGAAGAGTTACCGCCTGAACCCGAAGAGGTTTCTGTAACTATCAAGGCTTATGAGATTTATGATGATAATAAACTTTATTTAGCTGCTGATATTAAAGAGATATCAAGTACTGGAACTACTGTTGGTACAACCAGACCTGATGAACCTTTGGTAATCACAAAGAATAAAGGTAGTGTTATAACTTATTATGCTTTACCGTTATCTTCTGATTGGTATAATATTGGTAGTGAAGAAGTAGTATTTGATACTGATAAAACAGTTGAGATATTATGTCTTCGTAATAATAACGGCCTTATTAAAGTTCGTACACGGGATGCTTTAACTGGTTGCATGATTAGTGATACCATTTATGATGAAACTGGTAAAAAAATAGGTAACTGTGATTCATCAGAAGATGGTTATGTTAGTGAAGCTAATCCGATTGGTTTCGAACGTAATTATAAGACTTTAGGTGATACTCGTTATGAAGCTACTGAACCTGCATTGTTTATTGCAGCTAAACCTTCTGAAGCTGTTGTCAATTATATTGATTTACATCCGAAAGAAGGTCAAGATTATATAGCTCTTAAATTTGTAGATTCTGTTACTAAAGTTCCTATTACCACAGGTATTAGTTGTTGGTTTAGTTCTTCTGTTAAAACTATCGTTACTGATTATCAAGGTATAGCTCATATCAGTGGTACTTATGATTCAAAGGTTGTAATTTTGGTTAGACGTGATGGCTACACTGAATATAATCAAAGTTATGATAATCTTGCAAATCATAGTGTTACAACTATTGAATTAGTACCTGAACCAGTATTTGAAAACGATGGTATTGATTATATGCAAATCGAAGGTGATGGTACTGAACATCCTATATTTAGGGTTGGTAATGTCGAATCTAATTAACGGTTTAATAATATGAAAGAATCTGTAATTCGTAAAGTATTTTGTGCCTTAAATTGGCCTCCGAAAACTGGTGCTTTTCAGAAGTTAATTACTTTTGTAGTTGAAGGTTTAGCCACTAAGACTGAATCTTCAACTGTTCAAGAATTACAAACAAAAGTAGAAACTCTTGAAGGTACTGTTGATACATTACAAAAAACTGTTACTACTTTAAGTGGTAAAGTAAGTACATTAGAGAGTAATTATACTTCTTTGGAAGGTCGTGTAACTGCTCTTGAAACACCGCAAGATTAATATTAATCTACAACTATGGCGCAACTTAATCTTCTTGAACGAGCTACGGAAGCTGTCGTAATGCTTAATGGTAATCGTCGGCAGGTTCTTGATATGTGGCTTAATGGTAAAAAAGTTTGGCCTATTGATAAACCTATTATAGAATTTAGTGTTGATAAAACTCTTGTTATACTAAATGATGATAATAATTACCATGATACCATTATTGTCTTTGCTAATGAAGATACTAAATGGGAATTTGGTAATTAACATGTTACTAATTTAATCAACCAAAAAAAAAAAACAATGGCAACTATTCCGAGTTATTTATCTTGGGTTCCTAAAACTGGTACTGGTAATCAAGAGATTACGATTAATTCAAAGACTCCTTATAAAGGTCGTAATAATCGTACTACTGAAATTACCGGTAAGATTGTTGGAAAGTCGAATAGTGTTACTGTAACTGTTGTTGAAACAGCAGCTGCTGAATACATTACTCCTGATGGTTTGAGTATCAGTGTTGCAAAGGGTGGTGAAACCATTCATGTAACTGGTAAGTCAAACTCGAAGATTCTCACGTTTACATGGAAAACTAATTTTGGTCTTCCTGCTGTAACCTCTTATAAAGTTAATGGTAGTGTTGCTGCTACTTCTGGAACTGCTATTACAGGTGACCCCGGTGCTAAAGCTGAATACACCTACGATGTAACTATTGTAGTTCCGAAGAATGAAACTATTACTGCTCGAAGCGCAACTCTTGAAATCAAAGGTGAAGGTGCTTCTGTTGTTAAAACGATTACGATTACTCAGGCTCTTGGTGATAGCTATCTGTATCTGAACTCGCAGGATATTACTGAGGCTACTATTACTATTCCGGCCGGTGGTGGTGAACAAACGCTTAAGGTTCTGTCTAATGACGAATGGACGTTTGAGCCTGCTGATGAGGTTAGTGAATAAATTAATTAATCATTTATGAGTGTTATCACTAATAAATGGAATGACGAGAGTGGAGATTCAATTAGTATTGAATCTCCCTTTTTTCAAGGAAATCAGACTGTTAAAATTTCATCACCTGTTCAAAAAGGTACTTCTAAGAGAAGTATGCAGTTTATTGGAAAGTGTAAAAAAGATTCCAGTAAACAAGTTATTCTTACTGTTGAACAAGAAGCATCTGTTTATACATATGATTTAATATTAAGTAGTGATAATACTGAAATTGCCGCAAAAGGTGGAACTGCAAATATTACAGCTGTACTTAAAACGTATCGTAATAGTAATTTAGTTAGTACAGATAATGTTACTCCAGTTCTATCAGGAAGTGCTACTGGATTTTCTATATCTGGTGTTACAGTTACTGCAAGCAATCGAACTACTATTGTAGGAACTGAACGGAGTATTACTGTAACTGGCAAGTTCTCTAATACGTTCGATGGTCAAACTGTTTCTGCAAATATTGTTATTAAACAAGAAGCTAATTCTCAAACATTACGAGAAATAACTAATAGATATACAAGTTCTAATCCTTTAACCGGACAAAATACTGTTAAAGCTAACGGTGGTACGGTTTGGGTTTATACTTTTGCTATATATGATTATACCAGCGGAGATAGTTCTGAAACTAATGTTAGTGATGAATGTACCTTTGGTGATGTTACTTTTGGTACATGGGATTCTGCAAAACATACATGGACTTGTCCTTCTGCTGGAACAACTGTTTATTCAGAAAATAGAGGTGCTTCTATTAAAGTAACTTGGGGTTCTAAAAAGACAACATATTATTTATATCAAGAGAAAAATCTTGAAAGTGTTAAGTCTATATCTGGTGGAATTTATACTTACGGTAATATTGTAGCTGGTACTATTTCAAATAAAACTATTCCTGCATCTGGAGGTTCTGCTACTGCAACTGCCGGAAATGGTAGTCAAACTTGGAATAAATCTGCTACAATTACTACTTACGAATATACATCTGGTGCTACAAAAGATGTTACTACTGAAGCTGCTTCAAATGGAACTGCTAATGTTGTTCCGAATGTATCTTCTATTACTGCTACTGCTTCTTCGAAGGGTACAACTGTTTCAGCTCAAACTACTGTTAAAAGTCAAGCTGTTACATGGTCTGCTAATGGTAAATCTGCTAGTGAAACTATGTATATTTATCAAGAAGCAAATGCTGTAATAGATGATAATTACGATGAACATCTTAGTTCTTATGGTACTCCTGAAATGGTTATTATGTCTAATCTAATTACTGCTGCTGGAGGTACTGCACGTGCAGCTGGAGTAGTCAGAAATACTTATACTTATTATGATTTATATACATCTGGTAGTACAGTTCCTTATACAAGAACTAAAGCTGGTGTTTATAAAATCGAAATGATTAGTAATGGTAATAATAGATTTTCTATGGATGATACGTATTTGATTACACATTCATCTATGGGAGCTAATGTTACAACTGATACTGCTAAATTTAGATGTTATAATGAAAGTGATAGAACAAAATATGTAGATGACTCTATTTCTGTAAGTAATAGAATTGAATCATATAATTATGGTTCTTGGAATATTAGTATTTCTGCTAATCCTACTTCTCTTCCAGCAACTGGTGGTACTTCTACTATTACTTCAAGTTGTACTCGTTCTAAAACTCCTGTTTATACATCAGGTAGTACTGGAATAGCAACAACTGAAAGTGCAACTCCTACATTAGCTTTAACAACTAATCCGGGAGGTTTTACATTAAGTGGTAATAAATTAACAGCAGCTAATAATCCTATTGGTGCAAAAACTGCTACTGTAACTGCAAGTTATTCTGGTGCTACTTCAAAGTCTGTAAGTGTGTCACAAGCAGCTGGGCCTGATGGTATTGGATATATGCAGATACAAGGTGATGGAACAAGTCATCCTATTTTTAGAGTAGGTGGTAATACGAGAAGTGTTGAACCTATGTCTATTAATGAAACCTCTGAAACTGCATCTGATGAAGATGTTAGTATATTTGCAAGCATTAAGAAATTTCTAACTAAATTTGTTTAAGTTATGACTAAAATAAATAAAGCAGCTCTCAAAGCATATTTTCAAACTGGAAAAATACCTACTCAATCTAACTTTGCTGATTTAATAGATAGTGTTATGAATATTCCCGATGGGGGGGGGATTCAACATTAGTTATTGGTAGTGGTGATAAAAACGGTGCTCCTTACATAAATGGTTATAGATTTGTTAATAATAGGGATAGCAATACTTATTTAATTATTTCTTGTTGGGATAATGATTTAGGTGATAATGTTCCTGTTTTATTATTTTATTTTCCAACTGATAGTCCAAGTACTAATTCTGATACAATAACTTATCATGTTTTAACAAGTGGTGAAGTTAATGACATGTATCAAGAATTAGGTGGGACTTTTAATGAAGCATCTGATGATACAGTTGTTTCAGCTATTAATTATTTAGCTTTAGATTGGTTTAAAATATTTAATAGATATAATAATAATCCTCCTGCACCTCGTGTAATACAAAATGGTATAAGTACTTACTTTGTATATCCTTGTAAACAAAATAACGAATGGTACGTAGGCTATGTAGTAGAAGATGAGGTTGATATGGGTGGTTCTAATCAGTTATATAGACTTACTCCGGTTGGTAATTCTCAACTCAAATGGAATATTCCTGATGGTGCTATTATTACTGATTTGGGTAATCAGTTTAAATGGACGAGGAAAATTATGTAGATTCTAACTAAATAAATGTTAGAATCTACTATTATTACTATTATTCAATTTTAACATTTATTTCAATATGGCAAATAAAAGTCAGCTTAAAGAATATTTTAAAAGTTTAAAGATTCCTACTGAAGCTCAATTTGGAACACTTATTGATAGCTTCATTAATAATCCGAGTACTGATATAACTGAACGACCTAATCAAAATTTATTTTTTGGTAATGGTGAAGAAAATCCTTATATTCAAGGTATTCGTACTATAAGTAAAGCAGATGATAGTTCAAATGGTGTTGTAAACATGTGGATTTTTAGTACGTATAATAATAACGATGGTGAACTTGCAATCCCTATGTTTATTCTTATGCGTACAAGTACTAAAAATCCGGGTTTATTACCAGCTAATAATACTTTACGTTATTGTATTCCAAATGTTGAGAATATCGAAACATTTGTTCAAGAAGGAGTTGATTGCAATACTTCTACTGATGATGATATTTTTAGTGTTATATATAATTGGGACTTTAAACCTTTTGGTGAAAATTCTGTTGAAAATCCATTTGTAGTTTATAAATATTCAAATGCTCAACTGAAAGTTATATATAATGCTATATTCGAATGTCATACTGTATATGGTATTAATGCAGGTGAATATAATATACCTACTTCAATTACTACTGTAACAAATTATACAACCAAATATAGCAGTGATGTATGGGTTTTAGATAATTTTGATAATATACCTCAATTAGAATCTACATGGGAACAAATTAAAGCAAGTATTGATTCTGTTGATTATTCACAAGTAGATTCTTTCATACATTCAAATTATAAATCAACTAAAAATGTTGAATAATTACATATAAATTAATATGATAATCAAGTAAATAATATGGATAAAAATACATTAAAATCTTACTTTCAAACTGGTAAGATTCCAACACAAGCTAATTTCGAAGCTCTTATTGATTATATTTCTGATAGTGGGGGGAGGGTGAGTCTTTCAAAAGTTGTTTATATTAATAGTCAAGATGCTTGGGATTTATGGTATACAAAATTTAGAGAAGATAATCCTAAAAATGCTAACTACGGTAATATCAATAGTCCTATCTTAAATCAAATGATTATAGATGGATATTGTTTTATTATTGAAACTTCTGATGAAATCAAGTTTCAAACTATTGAAACATTAGAATTTCTTAATTGCACCATCATTAATAATGATATTACTACAGATACTATTTCTATGAGTTTCTCCGGATGTGTATTTAGAAATTGTCATTTGAATAGTGGTTATCGTGTTACTGGTGGTAAATTTAATAGTTGTTTATTATTAATAGATGGAAATATTAATAATGCTTCTATTAATGATTGTAATTTGTATGGCAGTGGAATTGCTTATGCTTGTGATATTAGAAAATCAGATGTTAAAATTATAACTCTTATGGCTGGAATTATCAAATATTCTAATATTCAAACTTGTATTTTGAAAGCTGAAGTTTCAGTTATAGGTTGTAAATTAAATAAATGTACTATTTCTGGTGCAAAATTTAGTTCTGAATTTATTGAAATGATTGGATGTTCAAGTTTATCCGAAAATGATTTTAATGATAGTGCAACTGAAATTAAAGGTTTTATATTCGGTTGTGATTTTAGTGGTTTGGAAAGTATTCCCGGTGTTATGAAAGGAGTTCAATGTTGTAAATTCAAATCTACGTTATTATCACAAGGTATAATTTTTGCGGATATATTTGGCAACAAAAATGCTTCTACAAATGGTATGAATACGGGTGTATAAATTAATAAATTAAATTATGAAAAAGGTTTATTGTAAATTCCTACCGTTCAAAGGATATTTATGTATGACTTTATTATGGTGGTTAGTAATTCGTACTGAATACAAAGATAAGATAACTCCTACTGTTGAACGACATGAATCTTGTCATAGTTATCAACAAGTAGTATTATTTATATTCAGTCTTATTGTAAGTATCATATTAAGTCTTACTACAAATTATTCTTGGTGGTGCTTATTATTAACTCCAATTATTCCTTTAATTGCTTACGTGATTAGTTGGATAATTGAAATCATATTACCTCCTTATAACCGAGCTTATAAAGATATTTGTTTTGAAGGTGAAGCAAGAGCTTTAGAAAGTGACCCGGATTATAAGAAGAAATTGTTTCCTTTTAGTTTCTTAAAATATATTCCAAATAAGAAATATGGAGGTCGATGAAATTGATGAATGGTAAATGGAACAACTCGTAGGACATTTCGTTGAGTTATTCAGTACTCATTTCGATTTATCATTTATGCTTTGTGTGAATGTTTTAACATATATACTTATTAAAGCAATAGATGATATTAATGGTGATAAATTTGTTGGCACATGGACTAAACGACTGGTTATGTTAATTAGTTGTTTTGCTATTGCCGCAGGATATATAGCAGGTGGATATGAAAATACTACAATTCTTATTAATTCTGCTATTCTTGCACCAGTTGCTTGGAGTTGGATATTCAAACCGATTCTAAAAAAGATTGGTGTTGATTATAAGAAAATTGATAAAACTACTAAAACTAATTAAGTTATGGCAAAAGGAACTCGCGGCTGTGGTACGGCTGGCATTAAATCTGGTGATGTTAAGAAAATTAAGAAAGGTTCTAAAAAGAAATAAAACACTATGGCAAACTTTAAGCACAAAGTGTTCTTATTAATTGCTAAATGGATACCCGTAGCTGTTGCTGCGGGTATTCTGATTAATAATACATTTGCAATATTAGATGTCAAAGATGTAATATTAGATTTATTTGATATTACTGTCGGTAGTTCGTTAGCTTTCGTTATAATGATGTATGCTTGTAGTTATGTATTTAACTTTTGTTATTGGCGTAAAATTGTTATAACTTATGACCTATTTGTGCTATTATATATTCTGCTAATTCGTTATACTAATATTGGTGAATGTAGTGACGGTTTATTACTTACAATTCATTATATTCTTGCAGGTATATTTATAGCACTAATTTGGTATGTTAAGAAAAGGTGTAAAATTACTGATTAAAAAGATGGTGGATTATAAGAAAGCTCTTGTAGCAATTCTCGAAAATACTCTTGAGAATGTTAATGCTGGAAATACTAATATAACTGAGGAAGAAGCTTCTGTTATTATAGACCATCTTACAATGCTCAATAAAGGTGTAGCTACTGTTTCAAAAGCATACGCTTGTGAACATGTTTTACATATCACGTCAAATAAGTTTGATTATCTTATAAGAAAAGGTATTATTCCTCATGGTCGTAAACGTTTAGGATTTAACGAATTAAATTGGAATCTTAAAGATTTAGATGATGCTAAACGTTATTTGGCTAATAATAATGATTAATATTCTTTGGTCGTTGTAAATCCCGTAATCTTAATAGGTTACGGGATTTTTCATATCCTTATGCTATTGGAGATATTGATTGTAACTTTGCAATGTAACCGGTTACTCTATCATTAGCAAATAAACAAATTAATATCTTTAATAGTATGAAAATGATTGATACTGAAACTGGCCATGAGATGGTTGAAGTTTCTGGACATGACAAGAAAGAGTATGCTTCGAAAGGCGTTGCTGGTACTGGTCTTGGACTTGGTATTGCAGGTACGGCTTTATGGTTGTTAAGCGGTGGTCTTGGCGGTGGTTTATTCGGTAATCGAATGGGAGCAGCTGGTGCTGTCGCCGCAGGTATTGAAAAGGAAGATAAGTGTGAACTTATTAATGGTATGTGGTCTCTTGCTTTTAATGGTCAAACGGCTCGTTGCAATGACCGTCATCAAATTGAAGCTGAAATATTTGGTCTTTATAAGAGTCAGATTGATGCAGATTTTGGTCTGTACAAAAGTCAGCGTGATGGTTTTGATGTTACGAATGCTCGTGTTAGTGAACTTGAGAAAGAAGTTGCTGTTCTTCGTGCAACTCGTCCTTATCAGGATGCTCTTATTCAAGCAGCTATTACGCGAGTTGCTGAACAGGCTGATTTCAATCTGTTCCGTCGTACTTGCCGTATGATTACTGGTGAAGTTGTTCTTCCTAACACTCCGACTGTAACTGGTTATCCTGCTTATAATCCTTACTCGTGCCCTGCACAAAGTGCTCCGGCTCCTGCTAATTAATTTACTCTTTCAATTCGAGAAGTATTCCGATATAAAAATCGGAGTGCTTCTCCTTTTAATTAAAATCTTACAACTATGAATGGCCCTACATTTAATATTGGATACGACCCAATTCTTTCAAATCCTTTTTCTCAAACGGTTGATTATAGTAAAGAAATAGATGAGAGAGTTCAGTATCTTCAAGCTATGAAAGAACGTATGTCAAATACGATTCAATATCCTAATAATCAAAATAACTCTCTTTGGTCTGCTATTGATTCTGAAATTGGTAGCTTAAATGATGAACAACGAAATATATTATTTAGTGATACTAAATATATCCAAATAGATAATCAATTAAAACAACTTGTTCAAGAAGCATTAATCAATTCTGTTAAAAATGTTATTGAACAATCACCAAATGGTAAAGAATTACTTACTCAACAACTTAATTATATTAAGTCAAGTAAGAATGCAATAGTAGCTGAATCTAATAGGAAACTTGAACTTTTTGAAAAGTTCCAAATTGCAGCTAAAGCAAATCCTAATTTAACATATAAAGAATTTTGTGAATCTATTAATAAATAAGTTATGATTAATAAAGATAATTTAATTGAAGAGATTCTGAAATTTATAAATAGTAAAATTGCAGATATTTCGAGTAGTAATCCTCTTTTTGATATTGTAGCCAAACCTTATTTATCTAAAATTGTAGATACTAATGTATCTAAATTAGATAAAGCTCTTTCATTAATTACTGATGAAAAAGGTATGGTTGATGGTGATGGATTACTTAATGATATGATTGATAGATTAATTGTATCAAAAGCTAACACTATTAATGGTGTAACTATTGGTGAAGGTTCTATAAAAGTAACTATTCCATTTATGAATAAAACTGTTATTTTTGATAAAGATGATTTTAATGAACTGAAAACTAATATTGAAAAATATGAAAAATCTGAATAAATTAATTGAACATTATAAACAAACTATTCGTATTGATTCTTCTAATGCTTGGGATTTAGTTTGTCATTTCAAAGAAGCTGTTTGTGAAAATACAGATATTGATGAAGAAGATTTATTCGAAATAATGAAAGATTTCCATGAACGTTTAGCTGGTAAACATTTTAATGAACCTTATGCTATATATCAAGTTTCTCAAATGTATCATACTAATAATAAAGGTGTTAAGATTGATACTCCTTTATTCAGTATTGAAAACGCTAAAAAGATATATGATAGGAGAATACGTCCTTTGAATAAGGATGTTACTATGTGGGATGTTTATGTAGCTCTTAATGCACAATATCACGATAATATTGATTTATATGAAAAATGGTTCTCAAATGCAAATGATAGTGAAATAGAAGAAAAGATTATTGAAGCTACTATTGCTAATTGGTTTGAGGATGAAGATGCAAGTAGTGATAAGGTTTGGGAATATTTTAGGGTTATTTAATGGGCTATTGTAATTTATTTGGTAAGACGTGCTATTAGATTAGCACGTCTTTTTTCATGTAATTACGGCTGGAAATGGGGGATTTTAACGTATATTTGTTAGTAGCCCAATATAATATACCTATTAATATTAATCCTCTTATACGCCTATCTATGTTCGATTATACAGCTATTATAGTAGCTATAATAACATCCATAAGTACGATTGCTGGTATTTATCTAAAAGAATGGTTATTTCCTAAGCGTAAAGAACAAAAACTTACTATTGAAAAAAGTAATTGTTATATAGAACTTGATAAGATATGTGCTTCTATTCGAGATACTATTCACGCTAATGCTGTTTATATTGCTTATTTTCATAATGGCGGTCATTTCATTAATGGTGTAGAAATGGATAAATACACTGTTGTTGGTGAAGATTATGATTGTTGTATAGTATCTTATAAGAAATCTTTTAAGGATGTTCTTGTTAATAATTTTCCTTATTTATTTCATAATCTTCTTGTTAGAAATCGTCATTATTGTAATGATGTTAATAAACATAAGTTTCAAGATAGATGTTATAAAGATGAACTTGAAAGTAGAGGTATGAAGTCTGCTTATACTTTTCTTATTAAAGACCCTATTAAAGAAACACCTATTGGTTTTATTTCTCTTGAATATAATATCGTAGAAGGATTTAATCCTGATGATGAAAAATATATTTGGAAAAAACAAAATACTATTGCTAATCTTTTGAATCTAAATAAGTAAGATATGGGAACACTTAATCAATATGCAGCTCGTATTGCAAACATGGTTAATCAACCTAATAATCACGAACTTAAAGAACGTGTTAAAGATATGATTAAAACTATGTTTGCAAATCGTATCCGACAAAGCGTTGAGAAAAATGGAATAGATGATATTCTTAAACTTACTTTTATTGCTCCTGTTGAAGAGTTAAAATATAGTGATATTCTTCCTACTGAATATCGAGTTGCTAATAAAATTAGATTGTTAGGAACAAAGTACAAAGTTCCTACACCAGTGCGCATACAAAGTGATGCGCCTTTTGCGTTTGTAGGTGATACTGTTGGTAATGGATATATGTATGAGAGTTCTATTACATCTCTTAAACTACGTCAAAGTGGGCGTCCAACCTGCTCTCCCACCGGGTATCCACGAGCTTATATTATATTAAACGGTCATATAATTATTGCTGAAAAAGTTGGTACAAAAGATATTGATGATAGACGACCAATTAATGAAGTAATGATTACAGGTATATTTGAAAATCCTGATGAAGTTCTTTCGTTCTTTAAGAATGAAGATGGTCAAGATATTGAATTACCTTTACCTAATGATATGCTTGAAAGTATAATTCAAGAAATACTTAAAACTGAATTTGGTATTTATCCTCAAGATTTGGATATTAAAACAAATAATAATAATCCTACTATTGCTCAACGTGGCAATGGCCAAGATTAATATCATGCTTCTATCATTATGGTTGATAACGAATATTATTGGAGAGATTTTGTTAAAGAAGTTCAAATACAACTTAATTCTTTAATTAAACAATTACATCTTGCTTATGAACGACGCAATGATTGTATTTATAATATCAAAGATAATCTTGCTAAATATCAAGAAGCCGGTGTTGATGTTTCAGTAGTATTCGATATTAATAATCGTAGTAAGATTTATTTTAATAAGAAACAAGATACTCTACTTGGTACTAAACTAATGAGTTATATTCGTAGTTATAATTACTTAGTTTATGAACGTCTTGATAAACTTGATGATGATATAGAAACTCTTGCTGCTCTTAAAGAATTACCTTCTGAAATGTATATTTATATGCAAGATGAAGTTAATAATGAGATAGCTAATTTACTATGTAAAGGTAATAATTATTCTTTTGGTAGTTCCGTAGGTTACGTTTATGTTTACTATAAAAAGACAATGCCCGGTGATGTATGTAGTGTTGTCGATTGGGGTGCTACAAAAGACTTAAAAAAGAAATTATTAGAACAAGGTATTAATATACGAACTGCTGATAATCCAAATGGTATTCCTTATTTCATATATTATGATTATGACTGGTGTATAAAAGCTGTATATCATAAAGTCAAAGGTCGAATACCGCAAAGTGTTTATTACAAATTCAAATTTGGTCACACAAGTAGTGCTTATGAAAATGGTGAAAAAACTATTGACAGAACACCTTTTGCAATGAAAGGTAAAACTGTTGATGAAATTGCAACAAATCGAAGGCTTAATTGTTTCAATAAAATTCTTGCAATTTGTTTTAATCATCCTGACGAAGCTATTAAACTATATCGAAATAATCTTCCTAAACAAAATAATGCTTTATGATTGATAATAATATATTTATTAGTAGTGCTACATTAATTCCAGATATATATAACGATTATAATATACAAAGTGATGACTTTGTAAGTCGTTTTCCTATTTGGGTTGCAAATGCTTTGGAAGAACTTAAGTTTATTCAAGCATATGTTAATGTAGAAAAAGATATTGAATTTGATGACCATCGTTGTCAATTACCGTGGGATTTCCGTGGTATAATTGATGTCGTTATAAATAATAAAAAAGCTGTTCTTAAAAATTCAGCTGAATTTAATAAAGATACTATTACTGAAAAAGTAACAACTGTTCCGACATATACTCCTTATCCCGGTATTCCAAATGCAGATATAACAAGTCCCGGTGATAAAAACGATAGTTTTAATCATGCTCCTGTTGATAAAGAGCAACCTTATTATTATATTAGTAATAACTGGATTCATACTAACGTTGATTATGGAACTATTCATTTAAGATATAGAGCTTTACCTGTTGTTTATGATAGTATTATAAATATGGATGTTCCTCTTATTTATAATAATGGCCCTCTTAAAAAATATCTTAAACTTTATGTTCTCAAACAAATGTTATTAAGAGGTTATAAACATCCGGTTATAAGTCTTACAGCAAACAATCCTTATACAAATCCTGCAATAGAACTCGATAGAATGAGAATACAAGTTCGAGTTTCTTGTAATAAATTTAGTAACGACCGTCGAGAGAATATTGCTACTATTCTTCGTACATTAGAATAATAGAAATTATGAAAGTTTTAGGTCTTGATTTAGATAATTCACCTCATATTGCACAAGATAAATCTTTACGATATGCTAAAAATATAACTATTGATAATAAAGGTCAAAGTTATTTTAATGAAAGAGGGTTTGATTTCATAGGTGAATTAGATGATATTCTTGAAAATCATCCGACAAATCGGCATATCATTCCTTATATTTATAGTGATGCCAATAATCACAAATATAATATTATAGGTACAATTCCAACTAATGTTGGTGTTGTACTTTTTTGCGTTGTAGAACACTGGAATAATGCAGATAAATCTGATTTACAAACTAACGACGCTATTATATATCTTAATCTCGATGATAATAACCCAACTGTAAAACGTTGTCTTTATAGTACATCCGGTGCATTTGGATTCAGTATTGATAGACCAATTCATGGAGATTATATATATAATTATAAAGAAAATTTGATTGTTACATTTACTGAGGGAACTAATGAATCAGCAAATGAAACAAGAATTATTAATTTGACTGACCCGTTTTATGATGGTAACAATGGAGATGATACTGCGATAGGATATGACATCACTATTGATGAAGTTGATTCATTTAATCTTATTCCAAATGTTACTTATCCTGAACTTCAATTAGAAGTTAAAGACGGTGGTAATCTTAAAACTGGTGCTTATCAAATAGCAATTAAATATCGTCTTGATGATGGTACTTATACAAACTATTCTCCTTTAAGTACATCACTTATTGTTTGTGGTAATTACGAAGAAGATTATGCGTTAGGTATCGAAATCAATAAAAATATTACTATTAGTTTTAGAAATAGTGGTATTAAATATAAACATTGTAGGTTTGCTATTGTTTATATTACTGACGAAGCTCAATTATCATATGAAACTGATGATATTTCAATCAATGGTGTAAGTACTACTCATATTGTAAGTGATGTTTCATATTTATCTACTATAAGTCTTGATGATATTTTTATTAAAAATATATCATATATTCGAGATAATACTCTTGTTAATTTCAATAATAGACTTATTCGAGGTAATGTAAAAACTCTTGATTATAGTAAACTTGATAGTGAACTTAAAGAGTTTACAGAGAACAATCTTGATGTTCAATTAAGTTGGAATCCAAGTTCTTCTTATATTAATAGTACTCGACGTTATTTTAAGAGTGGTGAAGTTTATGTTCTTTATGCTGGATATTATGATTATAAAGGTGACCTTGTAAATATACATCATATTCCTTGGAAAGCTAACAATTATGATGTTGAAGCTTATCCTGTAGGTTCTACTAATCAAAATGCTCATAAAATTCCTTATAAATCTGAAAGTATTAGTAAGATTATAAGTCCGAGTTGGAAGAGTTTACCTGATATTGATGCTGCTGAACAAGTAGATGAAATTGCTAAAACTGGTGTTGGTAGTGAAAAACCTACAATAGCTCGTAATCGTTATTTTACTTTATACGGAGTTTCGACTGGACATACAACAGTTAAAGCAAAAGGTCGTTCTTTAACAAAAGGTAAACTGAAATTACCAAGTCTTCCATTATCGTATACAACTGAAGATTCTGAAGGTGGAGTTAATCCTTCTGATTATCAAGTTGTAGTATTGGAGATAACAAGTGAGAGTACATCAAGTCAATTAATTGGTGTTGAATGTAGTCCTACATTTGGTGGAGATAGTTTAATACCTGCTGGTATAAATTTAACTACAAAAGTTTATGATGCTACATCGGTAGTTAAACAAATTGATTCAGAAGAATCTGAAGTTGAAACTGGATATTATGAAATTTCTGAATCTAATCTTTTAGCATCGGATAGTAAATCCGTATTTATTGGTAGTACAGTTAATACTAAAACTAATTTTGTAATTAATCTTGATGCAAAAGAAACTAAATATATTTTAATTGAAGCTCGATTAGGATATAAAGTTGATGGAACAACTGCTCCGATATTTAATTGGTTAACTCAATTATATTCTACTTCTTCTGGATGGAATCCTACTTATACATTAAGTCCTAATATTAATATTAAAGCTAATCTTGCTGGTAAAACAGACTTAATGAATAAATATATTAGTTCGATAGTTTATTTCTTTGTTGAACATAATATTAATAACTCTCGAATTGTTACACAAGGTTTCGCAATGCGAGATACTGAAACTAACAATTTCGGTAAGAATCAAACATACAAAAATCCTTTTGGTGGAGATAATGCAAGATTTTATACATTTGAATATCTCTATAATAAGATAAATAGTATTCGAGGTAAACTTAAACCTCTATACTTTGAAACTGATGTTCTTAAATTTGTTAAAAATGAAGAACTTGATGATGATATAAAAGTATTTCCAGCTAAATGGAAAGGTGAAGATTTTGATGGATTTAATGATAATCCTAATGAATCTGGAACTCGGTTCTTAGATGCTGACATTAATAGTCTTACAATTGATACTTCTCGTGCAACTAAAGATGTTTCACTTGAATATATCAATGCTAATATTAGTTCTCAAAACAATATCGCTGGCGATAGTTATTATCGTATTGAAAAAGGTTTTGATGGATTTAATAAAGGTACAGATAATGAAGAATGGGCAAGAGGATATATTGCCGATTTAATTAATAATTCTGAAACACTTTATTCTGATGTTAATAATCAGAAACTTCAAATTGCATCTAATGTAATTAATATTAAAGGTTCTTCTGAAATAATAACTTCATTAGTTGGTGATACATTTATTGGATATATAACACTTCGAGCTACTGCTCCATCATCTGATTATCGTTATGGTGATGCTCAAGCAAAAGAATTAGACAGTAACGCCACTGTTTATCGTTGGATATTCACTGTTCCTCTTGAAAGTAAATTCAATATTCTTGCTCGATTTAGTGTTAATAACGTAGATAAATCTTTCAAATATCACGATAAACGGGGTAATGAATTACGCGAATTTTATCAATTAAGTTATCAAGTTGATAATTTCATAAATAGTAGTGTTGGTAAAGGTTATTCTCCTGTTTACAATGAGAATGGAATTGAAACATTTACTTATTTTGAAGAAATTCCCGGAACTCAAGACCATCCTTATCGTATAATTCGTAGTCAATTACAGAATGCTGAAAATGCTAATCTTAATTGGCGATTATTTAGAAGTGATGATTATAAAGATATGCCTTTTAATCGAGGTGAAATTATCGCATTAAAAACTGACAATAAAAATCTTTATATTCAACAAACATACGGTTTGCATTTATTGCAACTTCGTGATACACTTTCTAATACTGATGAAGGTACTTCGTATTTAGGTACAGCTGATATATTTAATATGGAACCTCAAGAGGTTACATATAGTCCCAGTGGTTATATAGGTTGTCAAAGTTATTTTGATACTCATGTTAATGTTATTGGTTATTTTGTTATTGATGCAGTTCATAGGCGTATCTTTAATATCAATGGAGATAAAGTAAGTAATATGACTGCGCTCAATGCTCTTAAGTGGTTTGACGGTAATCTTGTAAAAGATGTAGTTAATCCGTTTAAAAATAATGGTAGAATTTGGGCATTTAATGAAGATACTAATATCTTATATTTAGTCCAAAATGTTGATAATAAACAATTCACAATTAGTTTTAGTCCTATTGCTAATGCTTGGATTTCATTCCATGATTATAATCCCATCGTAGGTATTACCAATCGAAATGGATTATTCTGGTTTGATAAACATGGTATTTATGCAATATCTAAAAATAATTATGGTCGATTCTTAAAAGATGATAATGGTAATCAACTTATTAAAGAATCATATATTAAATTTATTCTTAATAATAATAATAGTTATAATAAGTTATTAAATAATATTGCTTGGAAAGACAGAGTTGATATTGTTAATAATCTGTTACCTACTATTAATGAATTTGAGAAAACTATTAATGCTATATTGGTTCATAATGATGACCAATGTACTGGTTATAAACTTGTTAAATTTAATGATATTTGGTACAATGGTACAACTGGTGTTAATAAAGTAAATCTTTGGAGATTTAATAATGTTAATGATATACACAAACAAATACCTTTTATGATTACTGATTTAGTTGTAGATGAATCTGCACTAAAACGTAAAGCTAAATGGTATGACATTAATAAATTCATTTGTCAATATGTTTATTGTATAATGAAGTTTAATAATAGTGATAATAACAGACTTTGGGAACTTATTGATGTTAATCCTGAATGGATTCTTGATAATCGTAATAATCAAAGATAATTTGTAACAACTTGTGCGGCTCGGCCTTCGGCCTCGCTCCCCGGTGGGGCAGGAGGTTGCACGCCCACTTGTCGTGTTACTCAAACTTTTAATGGTATGTCTAATCGTAAAGTTAATCCTGATAGTCTTCGTCAAGTTACTCGTTATATTAATGAGTATTCTCAACATATTTGGGATAATGAATTGACTGGTGATAAAGAATTTGTTCGTGTTAAAGAAAATAATAAACTTAAAACTGTTCGTTCACGTTCAAAAGATGGTAAATATTATTATCCTTATCCCTCGTATGAAGGTGGTGATGATACTATTGGCCCCGGTTTTAAGTTAAATGATATTTCTGATTTTACTAAATCTGTTAAAGCAAAAGGTAAAGCAACAAGAAAACAAATTGATGCTGAATTAAATCGTCGTATGGCAAAAGCCTACAATGATGTTCGTGATATTTATTCTGAGAAATATGGTATTGATGATTTCAATACTTTACCTCAGCCTATTGTTAATCTTATGTCTAACCTCGCATATCGAGTAGGTCGAACTGGTTTTAGGCAATATAAGAAATTGTTAAAAGGTGCTAATGAACGTAATACAGATAGTATTATTAAAGAATATACTACTGGTAATAAAAGAAGAGATAAATCTGAATTAGAAATATTTAAGAATAATAGTTCTAATGATTATGATATGATTAGAAATAGATTATTTTCTAATTTTAATACTGATGATAATCTTGATAATTATGTTGAAGATATGAGTAAAACTAATCGTAAAAAATATAATTTCGGTGGTGTTCGTTCAACACATGATGCTACTGCTGATTATTTAGGAATGGCTCGTAATTCCGATAATAGTATTTTCAGAAATACCATGATTAATATGTTTTATCATGACGGAAAAAATGATGATACTGGAATCCCAGTTAAGAATTATGTAGATAAGTTAATTACTAACGATAAACTTATTTATGCAAATATGCAGAACAAAATCAATAATGAAATTGTTACTGCTCGTGGAGTTGCTCGTTGTGGTGGTCTTGTAAGACGTAAGCGAAAAGATTTCGGTGGCGTTATGTCTGGTAATGTTTATCGAAGTATTGTCGCTGGTAAAAACAATCGAGATTATTTTGATGGAGAAGGTGTTGGTCTAAAAACTAAATATTTAGATGATGCTTATGCTGAAGGTGATATTGATTTGAATGCACAAGGTATTATAAAGGCAAATCAGTTGATGGCTCGTGATTCAGCAATTTATGCTAATATGCAAAATAAGATTAATAATGAAGTTCTAACTTCTCGTGGTATTACTGCTAAATTCGGTGGACTTGTTGGAACTCCTCGTAGGAAATTTTATTGGGGTGGAACAAGTATTAATGACCCCGGTAGTGTTCAATGGGGTACACGAGTTCAAACCAGTGATATTGACAAATCTAAATATAGTGCTGATGGCGAAGGTATCGTAGGTGGTAGTGCTTTAAGTGGAGCTGGAACTGGATTAGGAATTGGAGCTGCTGTTGGTGGAACCGCGGCGCTTGCCACTGGTGCAGCTGCTGGTTCTTGGCTTGGCCCTATCGGTGCTGGTATCGGTGCATTAATTGGTGGCATCGTTGGTCTGTTTACTGGACGTAAGAAAAAGCGTCAAGAAGAACGTCGTCGTAAAGAACTTTTAGCTGAACAAGCTGAAATGGAACGTCAGCAAACTTTGGGTAATATGCAAGATAAAGTTGAAAATGATGTTGCAACTATTCGACAAAGTAATCTTGGCAATTACTCCGAAGGTACAGGATTTTATGCTAAATTAGGTGGAATGGTTGGTCGTAGAAAGTTAAACACCGGCGGTCAAGTAGTTCCTAATTCATCTAATAGTGTTGTTGCTTATGGTCAAACTCATGAACAATATAATCCTGCTACTGGTGAAACTGGAATCATATATGGTGATTCGGAAATTGAAGGCGGCGGCGCTAAAAATGGTCGAATGTATGCTGGTGAAGTTGTTCGTGAAACTTCTGAAGGTGGTCAAGTATTCAGTGATACAATTAAAGTTCCCGGAACAAATCGTACTTTCGCTGATTACGCAAAGAAACTTACTGATATGAAAGGTAAAAAAGAAGCTCAAGTCATTCAACTTGCTGATGGAGTTATATTATCTTTATCTGCATTAGATAAGAGTAAAACTAACAAATTACAAACTGGAACAAATATTCGTAATATTGAAAAATTAGTTTATAAAATGAATAAAGCTCGTGGTGAATCTGAAGCTATTGATGCTAAAACAGCAGATTTGTTTGAAGCTCAAGAACTTTATGCCACTGCTTTAGGACTTCGTGATGATGCTCCGATTATGCGTTGTGGTGGAATGATAAGAAAGAAAAGACCTTTTGGTGGATATGCTTCACCTTATAGTCTTACAGGAGTTTCAGCTCCTAAACTTACTACTTTACCTCCAATTCAAACTACTGCAAGTGCTGGCGGTGGTTCTGCATTTAAGTTCGGATTTAATGAATTTGGACTTGGTATGAATCTTGCAAGTTCACTGTTTGGAATTGTAGGTAACGCTCTTAATACTCGTGCTAATCGAAAAGCTATTGAATTTGAATCTACGCTTCATGTTCCGAAAGGTAATAAAGTAGATGCTGTCCAATATAGTACAGATTATGATATTAGTGAGGAATTACAAGAACTTGGTACACAAGAACGTAGAGCTGCTCGATATATTACTGATAACACAAGTAATGTTCAAACTGCTCGAAATAGTGTAGCAAATCTTGCAATTAATGCTCAACTTGCTCGAAACAAACTGTATGGAGCTAAGAAAGATTATCAACGTCAAAGATATGATTTAAATAGGCAAGAACGAGTTAATGCTCGAAATGCTAATAGTCAAATTATGTATCAAGACGCTATTAATGAATATAACAAAGCTGTCGGCTTGAATCAACAGTTAATGGCAGTCAGAACGCAAGGATTACAAGGAATGTTACAAGGAGTTGAAGGTCTTGCCGGAGCAGTTAATAATTACACAAGTGCCCGCTTATACGAGAAATTATGGCCTCGTGGAGTAACTAATCACATGAGAAGTGGTTTTGCTTGTGGTGGTCTTGCAAGACGTAAAAGAGCTTAATATGATGCGTGATATATCGGATTATTCTTTTATAGGATAGTCCGATATTCACGATTTTTTGTATATTTGTAATGATACAAATAGTGGTACAAACACGCGCGACAAGTGGGCGTGCAACCTCCTGCCCCACCGGGGAGCGGAGCCGCTGTGCGGAGCACAGCAGGCGGAGCCATACGAATTACAACTAATTTACAAACTAATCATTATAAAATTATGGCAGAAATTGCAATAGGTCGATACGATACTAATACATTAAAAACTCCACAATTACAAGATTATGGAAGTGTATATGCTGCTGTTGGAAATGCTTTGAATCAAAAGTATTACCAAAATCGTGAAGCTTATATTAACAGAATTGCTAATCCTTTAAGTCAAATTAAAGCAACTTCTCGTGGACAAAAAGTTCTTGATTCTGAAAGAGCCAAGATTGTTGAAGGTGCTAATGAATTTAAGGAACAAGATAATTGGTTTGCAGCAGATGATTATATTTATAAGCAAACTGAGAATATTCTGACCAATGAAGGTCTTAAAGCTGTTCAAGCTGATTATGCTTTGGAACAGCAGTATATGGAAGATTTGAAAAAGAGTGATTGGGATACTCAAAATCAAAATGCTTTCCTACTTCGTAGTCGTTTACAATCTTCTGATATTATTTATGATGCAGAAACTAATACTGTCGTAAGCGGTGGTTTTAATGGAGTTCAAATCGGTAAAAAGTTCGATGTAAATAAATATCAAAAAGACGTATTTGATATTCTTTCAAAAGCTAAGGCTGATAAAGTATCATTTGAAAATCTTGTTACTAATCCTGATATGATACGTCAGTATGGATTGGATGTTGCAACAGGTTTTGATGGTGAAAAGTTAGCAAGTCACTTTGTTAAAACTGGTAGTGAAAGAGAAGGTATTACAGAACAAGAGATTATGAGTTATGCTATGTCATTACTCAAATCTAATCCTGATTATACTAATTATCTTACTACTATTTGGCAGAATCAAGATGCTCTTACTCGATTTGTAAAAGATGATAGTTCTGCTGGTGGACATTTAAGAGATTATGAATTAGAAGATTATGCTCCTTTATTCGCTGGTAATCCTACAATGTTCGCTCTTAATGGTTTAGGTATTAACGTAAATGAACTTGGTGCTCCTACAAAAGACGGTAAGTTTACTGTTAATTCTAAATTACCTGCTGAAGTTAAAACTTTGTTAGATACTGTTAATAAGGAATATGGAGTTAATGTTCTCGATATATTACAGAATAAAGCTCAAGTTCCACCTGAACTTATTCAAGCTGGTTTACAGAATTATGTAGATAAAATGTTTGAAAGTTACGCTAAGGGTGTACTTGGTGCTACTGATGATATTGAGAATCTTGATAAAACAGCTTTTACACAAAGTGTTTTGTCTGGTCAATTTATTAACAATAATATTCAAAGTTTAGCTGGTGCTGCCGCAGGTTTATATTCTTATCAAGATATTAAGACTACTGTTGGTTTAATTGCTAATCCCGGTTATACAGCTTATGTTAAAGCTCGTGCAAAAGGTAAGCAACAAGAACTTGAAACTCTTCAACAATATGCTCCATATCTTGATACATTAGGTGGTTTTGAAGTTACTGGTAATAGTGTTGCAGAAAACATTAATCGTCGTAATGAAATTACTGACCAAATGACTAAACTTTCAAATTCTATGAATCAGATATTTACATCTGATGAACTTGGAATTTTAGGTCTTAATCCGGGAGATGGTAATATTGTTAAAACACTTAATATTTCTACTGCTGAAAGATTAGTTGATTCAGCAGGTCTTGACGAAGAAACAGCAGCCAATCTTAAAGGTAAACTCTTACAAGTTCAAACTGCTCAACGTAATTATAATAATCTTCAAGCTAAACTTCGTTCTGACGAAATTCAACTTAATTCTGTATTTGATACTTGGAATAAACATCGAGATAAGATTGAAGGTGGTATAGGTTGGTATAGAGTTAATAACGAAGAAGCTAAGATTATTCTTGATAACAGACTCGATAGTTATGATAAATACGTTGATTATATAAATCAAAATTATAAAGAACTTTATAATCCTGAAACATATAGTAGCACTTGGGTACGAAAAGATGGTGTAACAACTGGAGCTAAATATCTTGGTGATATGCTGACAAAAGAAGAGTTTGAATCTACTCTGTCTAATGCAGCAGATAATGTTTCAAATCGTTATCGTAAAGCTATTGCTGATGCACCTCTTGAATTTACAGCAACTCGTGATATTATTGCTAATCCTTCAAGATTCCAACAAAATTACATGGCAGCTGCTATGGTAAATTGGAAAAAAGGTGCTGGTAATATTAGTGTTGTTCAAACTCCATCTGGAGAAGGTATTGGTCTTACCGGAATGCAATTAGCTAAGTATATGAACTTTGATGCGTTTCCTACTTCGACTACTACTAATTCAAAAGGTACAAGTGTAACTCGTCAGAGTAACGCTACTAAAAATTCTAAACCTCTTTTAGGTAAAGAACTTGGTCTTGATTACGATATTTATAAGACTGAAGTTAGTCCGATTGCTAATGGAATTGCAGCTCGTGAAGGTCGTAATGAATATGCAATTACTCTTTTCGATGAAACTGGTGCTGCTCGTGGTAATATTATTTTCTCTGAACAAGTAGACCCGTCTACTATTGCTCGTCAAATTCTTGATAATTATCGTAATATTAAACCTTATGCTAAAATTGGTGGTGAAGGTTTACAACGTAGTGCTGGAATGATTGAATCTCAATATGCTTCGGGATTTATTGATTTCAATACTACTGGTGCTAACAATAGTCCTGCTGTTGCAAATATAGCAGACCTTCAAAGAACTGTTGATGATTTAGGTAAAGTTGAATATAATTTGAATATTCACGAACCTTTTAATAATTCTATTGATGGAAATAGTCGTAAAGTTGAAATCGGTAGAACTACGCAAGGTTATTATATAAAAGATATTAGTGGATTAACATATCCTGACGGTTCTGTTCATTATGGTCAGTTTGGATATAATGCTATTCCGAATAGTCTTTATACTATAAATGGTATTACCACTAATAATATTCAATATTATGATACAATTAATGAAGCATTAAGACCTATTTCTGAATATGTATTAACACAATATGGAATACTTCTTGATATGCAAGAAGCAGCAGAAGCTATTCAAAATAATAGAATTAATAATGCTAATATAGGATATTAAACATATGCCAAATTTAACAGATATTAAGATTCCTATTACAGGTTTTCAAGCTCTTACTCCGGTTGAAACACAAGTTTCTGGAGTAGGAGCTACTCCTGTTTTACCGAGCATGGAAATAGAAAAAGCTCGTGGTGCAAAACAATCTTCAATTCGATCTTTTAATATTTCTGAATATGAAAACATATTAGGTAAAGGTCAAGTTAATCCTAATCTTGATTTAAGTGTTCTTAATGAAAATAGAGCACAAAATCAAAGTGGTTGGTATTTAACTAAAAATGTTATTGGTCAATTAGGAACTACTATTCTCGGTGGTACTATTACTGGTATTGGTAGTATTCTTAATTTCTTTCCTACTACATATCGTGCTATTAGTCAAATATGGGATGATAATGCCAAATATAAATGGGACAAAGCTATCAACGAAGGTCTTGGTTCTGAATGGCAAAGAATAGGTAAAGATATTGAAAATTGGGGTCGTAAAGCAATGCCTATTTATCAAACAGAACAAGCTCAAAAAGGTGGTTTTGCTGGTGGTATGGGTGATGCTACTTGGTGGGCAAGTATGTTTCCTACCGTAGGTTCTGCAGCCGCATCTATGCTTCCTGTTATTGGACAAATGCGAGCTTTACAAACTGTTGGTAAATTAGGAACAATGATTAACAGTGTTGGTCGTTTAGGTTCTACATTGAATAAAGCAGGTCGTGCATTACAAAATCCTTATACTCAACAGATAATTGGTACTTTATACGGAGCACATCTCGATAGTATGGAAGAAATTGTTCGTGGTTATGATGAACAATATCAATATGCTCTCGATTTAGGTTTCAATGAAGATGATGCTCGTAAGTTTGCATCTATTTATGCTTCTGAAAGTTACAATGATGCTTGGGCTTATGGAGTATTATTTAATGCTATTGAACTTAATAGTATGCTTCGTGGTATTAAAGAAGCTCCAGTTAATAGTATTTCTATTGAAAAAGGTTTAAAAAGTAATATAAAAGGTCTTGCACAAAAAGGTAAGACTTTTGTTTTAGATAGTGAAACATCTAAACTTAATCGCAAACTTATTCCGAGTATTGGACTTCATAAAACAAAAGATTTCTTTTCTGTTGCTTTATCTGAAGGTCTTGAAGAAATGCGAGTTGATATGGCACTTAATGAAGGTGTCATTGCTGCAAAAAAAGAACTTGGAATTGAAGATGAAACTGCTGCTTTAACTCCGTTAGCTCGTATGGGAAGACTTGTTGAACAAGCTTCTTCATGGGATAGTTTTATTTGGGGTGCTATCGGTGGTGGTGTAATGTCTGCTGGACGTAGTGGTGTTACACGAATACTTAATGGTAAAGCTCAACAAGAAGCTGAAAATAAGCGAGCTACTAACATTATAAATGGTATTCAAGATACTGCCGCAGCTATTGCTGATTTTGACGGTGATATGAATATTAAAGTAACTGAAACACCAGTTTTAGATGAAGCTGGTAATCAAGTTATGAATAATGATGGTACTCCGAAAGTTAATAGAACTATTACTGACCCTGCTTCAAGTTTGCTTGTTGGTATTATGGGTAGAATTGGTTCTGCTAATGGGTTCAATTATGCTGTTGAATATTTTGATGAATTAAGTAAATTATCAGATGCTCAACTTGAAGAAGTTTACGGTGCTAACAAACGACCTGTCGTAGATGCTCTTCGTAGAGAATTTACTATTATGCGAGATATTCATGCTCGTAATATGGGTTTAAGTTGGGGTAATCCTTTCGACAATGTTCTTAAAGTTCAGGCATCAACTGATGATTATTTACTTGACTATTATCGTCGTCAATTAGCTATCGTTGATACTGATATTCAAACTTTCGATATTGAAGCGTCTAATCTTCGTAAGCAACGAGATGAAGCCCTTAAAGCTATTGATAGTAAACTCCATAACTTAAATGTAGAAAAGACTGTTCTTGAACAAGAACGTGAAGAACTGCAAAAAGTTATTGAAGATTATAAAACTCAACTTGAAGATAAAACTCGTAATAAAGCGATTAGTACACTTAAAGGTAAACGTACTCGATTAGTAAATAAGATTAAAACTATTGAAGATACAATTAATGGTTTGCAATCTCAAATTGATGAGTTAAATACTTATATTGCTAATCAAGGTGCTATCAGTACAAAACAACCTAATCGTAAAGCCCGTAAACCATATCTTCTTGAAATTAAAAATAGTAAGAAATCTATTTTAAGTCTGCAACAACAAATTGCAAATGCTCGTCAGGCTATTGCAGAATTAGAAGTTGGTAAACTCCAATATGAGCAAGAACTTGCTATTCATAATGGAGAGATTGCTGATACTCGTAGGAAGATTGAATTATTTGAAAATGATTTAGCTGATTACGATGCAAGACTTAATAGAATTAATAGTGATATTGCAGAACAAGGTGAACGTGAAAATAACAATGTAGCTGAATATAATGAAGCTGCAAAACGTTTGCGTGAAACTCGCAATAACAATAATCAAACATATAAATCTCTTGAAGAGGCTCGAACTCAACTAAGTATGGCTGTAATGGCTCTCGAAGAAAATGTTAATAATCGAGATGAGATTATGGCTGAACGAAGTAAGTTACTTAAAGAAGTTTATGATAAACAAGAAGAGATTGAAAAAGCTAAAGATAAAGTAGAAGAAACTACTGAAACTACTAATCAAGAAGCAAATAAAGAACCCGAAAATGTTACTACCGAGGTGCTGACAGACAGTAACGGGATTTCGTACTCTCTCGATGACAGCGAGGCCCCAAATACCGTCGATATTAAAAATAAGGTATATTCGGTAGGCTCAAAATTTAATATCGCAGAATCGCCCAAAACCGTGCAAAGAATCGAGGTCGTAACCGACGACGAAACCGATTTTAGTGCTGTAATGGTTACTATAAAAGATGATGCGACTGGTAAGGAAGATACATATTCTGCAAAAGAACTTGCAGGTATGGATATTACTGAAATTCGAAGTGAAGTTCAAACTAAATTTGATGCTATTTATAAAACACTTTATAATATTCAAGATAAACTTTCAGCAGATGAATTTAAGAATCATTATTTAGATACTATTATAAATCTGTATAAAGAATTATCTGATTCTAATAGTGATATTTATAAAGCATTATTATCTCCTATTGATAATACTAAACTTAATACGTTACGAACTAATATTATTGGTAATTTTATTGGTTGGATAAATGAATATCAACCTACTGAAATTAGTAATGAGAATTTAGAAAAAGCTAATCGTGTAAAACAGTTATTATCAGATAGCAATATCCGTATTGCAAATAATCTTAAATCTAATCTTTTCAAAGATTGGATTTGGAATCTTTACGGTGGTGATATAGTTGGTTATAGTGAAGAGGAAAATGCTAAAATGCGTGAAGCTATTGCTGACTATATTGCTAACGTTGCTAATGTTCTTAACAATAATTATATTATAACTGATGGTAAATTAACTCTTAAGAATATTAATGTAGACCATAATGTAATTCGAGCACAAATTGAAGGTCTTACTCAAATTAAATTTGAAAATCTTAATAGTAATTTTGATACTGTTAGATATTCAAATTTCTATCATAAAATAACTCTATTCAAAAATAGTATTATTAATGAAGTAGCTAAAAGTACAACTGAATTTTACAAAACTAATATCGCATATATTAATAGTGTGATGAATAGATTTATTAGTAAAATTCGTGCTATTAGACAAGATGAAGATAGTCCGTTACATGATGCTCTTGTAAATGATGATGGCTTTGGTAGTCAAACTTCTAAAATTATGGAATTTGCTACTGCCGTAAATAATTTAGCAAAAGAGTTTTTAGAATATGGTGCTGTTCCTAATCTTCCTGCTCGTACAAGACTTCATACATTAGCTCAATCAATTCAACCTTATTTGGTATCTGATGTTGATGCTTTGAATCTTACTGGTGTGGATGTTATTACTGCTGTTCGTCAAAGTAATGTTCTTGATTTATTAAGAAATGCTCGAATGGCTTATTCTATTCTTTCGAGATATTATAATTTTGAAAGTGGTACTGAATTAAACGATGATGTATCTATTCTTAATAGTCTTGATGTACTTGCTAACAGTGTTTCTGACTTTATAGATGATACTGAATCGAGAGATGAATTTAATACTAATGACTATCGTTATTACATTAGTGATTCAATGCGTAATGCTCTTGATGCTATTGAAAATACTATTGTAAAACTTGATGGTCGTCAGATATTTACTGATAATCACGTTTATACTTACGAAGATATTCTTGATTCTATATATCAGCAAACAGATGGTCGTAATGATGTTATCAAATATTATGAACCTATCTGGTATGCACTTAAATATTTTAAAAATGATGTAAATGTTAATACAATATATCAACAAATGAGTAAGAATGGTGTTCCACAAGAACAACTTGATGCTCTTAAACGTTTGTTTGATATTATTAATAAACGAATTGCTAATCCTATTCAAACAACAGACGGTGCTTATCTTGATAGTAACTTAAATCTTCGTGGTAAGTTTTTAAGTGATTTCTTCAAAACTCATATTCAACGTGAATTTGAAACTAATGGTTTCAAAGGTTTACGTCGTCTTACACCTGAAGTTTATAAGATTATCACAAGTCCTGAATATTATAATCCTAAAACTCGTGTTATTAAAAACAACATTACAGTTAATGGTGTTAAATTCAAGGCTACTGAATTATTTGATGCTTTAAGAACTTTACACGAAGGTCAAGAATTTGAAGTTACTTATAAAGATGGTAATGTCGATATCAATTTAGATGTAAATGGTAAGAAACTATTAATTGAACGAATTGGTTTAGGTGATAGTGAAACTTATCATGGAATCCAATTAGGTAGAATTGATGAAAGTGGAGTTAATCAATATGATTCTGCTTTTGGTAATTCTTATGGAACATCTAAATTTGTAGATACTATTATCAGAAAAGCTGGTGGAAGTGATACAATATTTAACTTAACAAAAGAGTTTTATAAAGTATATACTGAAGCCTTAACTCGTGAACAACAAAATTCTGATTCAGTTGTTTCAAAACTGAAATCAATTATTAAAGAATTAGATAAATATGGTAATACATCAAAAACTGAACATTCTGAAATAATCAATGCTTTTATTGGAGCTATCCAATATAATACCGAAGTCGAAGGTGTTAGTCCTGAAGCGTTTGATATTGAAGCTCTTGATTTAAATAAGGTTTATTATCTTATTAGTCCTATGTTTTATAACGTAAGACTTAAAAATCTTAATGATTATGTTCGTTATGGACTTAGAATCAAGAACGCTTATCAGAATCTAAATACTAAACTTGGAAATGACTTTATTCAAAGTCAAAAACTTATTACTGAAATTAAAGAAAAAGGTTCTGCAATTTTAGTATTAAAAGGTATTAATAAATCTCCTATTACATTTGCTGATTCGAGTGGTTATCGAGCTAATGTAAATGAAGAGATGCAACGTACTGTTACAGTTAATGGTAAACCTGCTGTTAATATTATTCAACGTCAGCCTAATGCTGATGGTTTAATGTTAGTTTCATCACTTACTACTGATACTGCATTTAATAATCCTATTGTTGAAGATAAAATTACTTCATCAGATAGGCATTTCCAAATGTATGCTGAAATTCAAGCTAATGCTGGTGAAAATGGAAAAAGTTATGTTCCGTTACATCGTGGTAATTTAACAAGTGATGTTGCAGATACACCGTTTAATGTAGCTGCTATGGAATTTGTTACTCAAACTATGAGTGATATTATTTCAGATGCTACGTTTACATCTCTTCCGACTGATGCTAAATCTGGTCTGTATACTCTTGTAGATGATACTAATAAGACTCGAACTAAAGCTCACAATGCTAATATTCGTAGTCGATTAGCTCCTTTGTCAGAAGCTATCATTACAAGTTATAATCGTGGAGTTCCGGGAGCTGAATGGTTTAACATTAGTTCTCTTTACGAAAATACAGACCCTGCTACTGGAAAAACTCGTTATATTAAACATTTAGATTTCCAAACAGTTGTTCGTAAAAAGAATATACTTGGAAATGGAATAAGTTATATCAATAGAATTAGTATTGAATATACTAAATCTGGTGATAAATTTACTCCTGTTAAACTTCGATTAAGTCGTAGAGTAATTCCAGTTAATAGAACTACTTCAAAAGTTCGTATTGCTAAGAGTCCTTTTACAGCACGAGAACTTGCTCAATTAAATGGTATTATTGAAAAGAGTAAATCTAACAAAGGAACTTACGCTGTAATTGATTTGCAAGCAAGAGGTATTACTGGTAAAGATTTAACTGATTTACTTAATCATAATCTATTCCGTAAACTATATGGTAATATGCAACGTAGTGTTACTACTGCATTGCAAGGCGACCATTATACTTACGGTATTAAAACAGATGATGGTTACACAGCAGTTAAAGGTCAATATAAATCTAAAATACTTGATTGGGCTAAACAACAAGGTATCGTTGATAAATCTGTTTCTTCAACATTTGATTCGATGCAAGATTTTATTCTTGACACCGGCGCTTTAACAACAAGTGTTATTGGAATTAGAGATACTAATGGTAATGTTGTTACCAATTATACTATTGATTCTATTCAACCTGCAATGTTCTTTGAACTTAAATCTGAAAGTTCTGATAATCCTATTCGAGAATCAGAAGATATGACGAAAGAATTTGCTGTTAAAGCAATTACAACATTAAGTTCAATGACAAGTGATACTGAAACAAACTGGTATCAAAAACTTGTTAATATTACAGATGATAAAGTAGCAGGTCTTAGAGTATTAGGTGTTATACCTGATTTTGTATCTGAAGATGTTGCTAACAGAATCGCTGAATTATATGATAGAATTTATACTGATGGTAAAACTAATTTCAGTATTAAGAAACTATCGAGTAAACAAGATTTCATAATTGCTCAATATGATAAAGGTACTGAAACTATCGTTATCAATAGTAATAAACTTACTAAACGTGATTTTACTGCTACTGATTTAGGTGTTAATATTACTCATGAATCTCTTCATAAGTATTTTGAACAACAAGCTAATTCTAAAGAATTATACGATAAACTTGCTACATTAATTAGCGATATTAATGACACTGCATTTAAAGTTGATTCTAAAGAATTTAATGCTAAATATAAGAGCGATTTAACTGAATTTGAACTTGGTTATCTTCGTACATATCTTAAAATATTAAGTGAAACTCCTGCTGAAATAGTTACTTATGCTTTTACAAATAAACAGTTTGCTAATTTGGCAAATAGGATTATTGTAGAAGAAGCTCCGAAGATTAAGAAACGTAAAAGTCTTTGGGATAAAATTATTGATGCAATTCTTTCTGTTATTGGTATAGATACAATTACAGATAATAGTTTACTTAATAATGTACGAAATATAGTAATTAATAGTTTGGATAGTGTAAATAGCCGACGCGCAAAAAGTCCGACCAGTGGGCGTGCAACCTCCTCTCCCACCGGGGAGCGGAGCGCTGGGCGAAGCCCAGCAGCGGAGCCAACCTCAGTTACAACTGATCAAACTAATGTTACAAATGATGCAACACATGATAATTTATCAGTTACGGAACCTATTAAAACACCTGATGTACCTCTGACAGAAAATCAAAGAGTAGCTCAAGCTGAATTAGATTTTCTTGATGATGACAGCGAAATTACGTTTGATGACAATAATTCTGAAACACTTAATAGTATTGATGTTTCTGATATTGGCCCGAACATAGTGATACCCGGTGGGGGAGTGGGTTTGACGCCCACTGGTCAGGTTTTTTCAAATAGTTCTGAAAATGTTTTGAATAATCAGAAAAATGTTGTATCTTCAAACGGTGAATATGTAATCGAATTTATTGATAAATATATTGATGACAATAATAACAAAATTTGTTAGTTTATGAATGCACAATGTAGTCCTGAACCTTATCGTTTAACTGTTGATGGAAGACTTGAGAAATCTGGTCTTTATCATCAAATGAAGTCTTTTAAGACTAAGCCTATTGAAGATATTATTACATCTTTAATGGAAAAAGGTGTTTTACCTACTATTAAAGATTATAATAATATTCGAGGTTATGCTGAAGATAATGCTGATGTATCATTAGAGAATGCTTTTAAGCGTCGTATTCTTACAGCGTTTTTATATGCAGAAGCGGATGCCCGTACTCCTTATGGAGCTACGGGTTATCCCGTTTATACAAGTGGAGAACTTAAATTAGAATCTGTATTAGCTGCTCTTTCGACAGATGAAACTTATAGTGAAGATATTCGTAAAGATTTTGAATCTCTTGGTAACGCATTAGGTCTTGATATTAAACACGCTTTTAATCCGTCTATTGTAAATACTGCTACATTTGATGAGATGGATTATGCTTATATGGCTCGTGTTTTAACTGCTGCTTACTTTAAGTTAAAAGGTCTTACTGCGGAACAAAGACAAGCTCGTTTTGGAGCTAATTATCGAGATGTTTCTCGTAGTGGATTTAAAGCTTTAATTCTTGCTGAGTTTAATAAAGAACTTGAAGAGTATAAAGCTCGACCTAATTTTATTCCTACAAGATTCAACGATATTTTTGTAGCAAATGTACTTACTGATTTGAATAAAGGTAATAGTCAAATCTTTAATTATTTTCTTGATTATATTGATAAGAACTATGGTATTAATCGTAAGCGTGCTTATCAAAATAATCGGATTGTCGATGATGAAAGTACAGAAGAAGGACAACGTGATGCTATTGAAGATATTGAAGTAATGTGGGATGATTTACAAAAAGAACGTATTGATAGAAAGAATACGTTAGCATCTCATGTTAAAGCTCAAATAGCTCTTCTTGTAGGTTCGAGTAATTTCAAAAATAGAACTGCTAATAAAGCATACATTCCTGCTCCTATTGATATTAATGTTTTATGGAATAAACTTATTGAGGCACATCTTTACGATATTCAACCTCAAGATGTATATAATAGATTGCAACAACTTGCAGCTATAAATGATGAGTTTACTCCTATTCTTGAAATATTCCAACGAGTATTTGAAGATAATGGTTCTGCTGCTTCTGATTATGATAATTCTTTTGTAAATGCTTATATTTCTGGAATTAAACTTGCTGTTATTCCTGTAAATATTATGGCATTAGAAGGTGGTAATAATGCTACGATTTATCAGAATAATCGAGAATCATTTGGTGTTAAAACATATATTGATAGATTTGAAAGTATTTTAAGTACAAATATTGAATTTGGATTATATAATAATCTGAATGATGTACTTTATACTAATCCTAAATCTAAACGTATTTTTGAACCTATTTCAAGACGTAGTAAGATTGATAAAGCAGCTCTGTTAGATAAACAGATGTCTGTAATTAATTACTTAGGATTAGCAATTACTCGTGATGCTCTTACTCAATATTATAATGCAAATGATAATGCAAATGAAGTATATTCAAGAGTTAATTCTCTTCTTGAAAATGTAGTTAATGATACTAAACATCGGGTTAATACATATCGTGGCAAAGAAATTCCTGCACATAATATTAATGGATATTTATATTCATTAGCACAAATTGCTACTTATGATTTTAACAGTTTTACGAATATGAGTTATCTTGATGTTCAAGGTAAACTTAATTATTCACCTCAGTATGATAGTATGCTTACAAAGTTTCTTCGTGGATTTATTACTCGTACTGGTGTAAATACTGAATATATCAAGCATATATTTAAGGATTATCTTAATGACCCAACTTTAACTGCTCCGGGTGCAGAAGATAATATTCTCATTTATGATGAAAAGACTGGTCTTGGTATATTCACTAAAAATAGTATTGGTGAATATGAAGTAAATCCTGCATTTATTTCTGATGTTGAACGTCGTTATCAGTTTGCATTATCTGCATTTAATGGTGTTAAGATTGGAAACAAAGGTCTGAAATATCGTGAAGTACAAGGTGCTCTTTATACATATACCGAAGTTATTCTTAATATGCTTGGTCAATATGTATTTTTAACATCTGATAGTCCTCGTAGTTATATGATGACTACAAAACGACTTGAAGTCGATGATTTATTTATTAAAAATTCTTCTAAACCTCGTACTTCAATTCACGTTAAGACTTTTGGTTCTAATTATACACCTGCCGCTGTTGCAGCACATCCTAAATCGGTATTTATTTTCTCAGGTAATACTAAAAGTCGTGCGATAGGTACTCCAGCAACATCTGGACAAGAATCTATTCGAGGTCTTAAAAATACTATCGAAATTGATGGTTTTAAGGGTGAGAATATTACTCCGAATAAACCTACGACAACAGATTATTTTACTGATGCAGATTATGATGCTTATGTAAAAGATTTTGAAAGTCGAGTAGTTCCTTTTATTAATGATGCTATTTCTCGTGGATTAAATATTTATCTTCCGATGAATGGTATTAGTAGTAGGTTAGCTACTCATGCTCCTCGTATATATTCTTATGTAACTGAATATTTAGATAATCTTGTTGCACGAAATAAGTTTGTTCGTATAACAGATAATCCGATAAATGAAGAATCTAATATTTTTCATTCTATCGAAAAGATTGTAAATAGTGATGTCTTTAAGTTTAATACTTTTGGACAAATTATATTCCAATTAAGAGATAATAGCGACGAGAATCTTGCTCAAATGAAAACTCGTCATAATCGAAAGTATTGGAATGGTAGAGCTATTTATGATGCAAAAGGTATTCCGACTGGTAAGGCGTTTCAGTTCTTGAATATTACTTATATTGAGAATGGTAAGAATATCACATTACCTGTTCATATTGCAAAGATAAATAATGTAGATGTTACAGAAGTTTATCGTAATATGATTGCACAAGTTCGTAACGAACCTTACGATGAAAATCTTGTTGCTAATACTGGTAATATTCGTGATTTCGTAACTGCTTACATTCGTTGGAATGCTACAACTGGTGTTGATAGTTTTGAAAATATTGCTAAAAGTATTTACGATACTAATATCAAAACTGATACAAGTGTCGTTACTACTTTCGATAGTTATTTAGCAGATTTAGTTCAAGAAGTATATAATCAGAAAGCTAATGATTGGATTAAACATCGCAAAGCTGATGGTAAAGAATATACTTTTGATACTATCCCTACATTAAAGAAAAAAAGTTTGTTAAATAGCGCTCGTCAGCACGTTCTTGCTACTTATGATATTATGGATAATGATGGTGTTCGATTAAGTTTACTTAAAGTATTACTTAATCATACTATCTATAATCATAGTATGAACGCTATATTTAATGGTGATATTGAAGAATATAAAGATACAGTAGACCTCAATAAACGTGTAGCACAAGTTATTAAGAATGGTCTTAATTCTATTGATTCAATTCATAATGATACTCCTCGTAAGGTTGTTGTTATGGAAGATATGAATTTCAATAGCAATATTCTTGATAAAATGGGTATTCAAAATGAAGCTATTTTGGATGCTTATCGTGCTACTGCTACTATTAATGACTCTCAGTCTATTATGACTGATGTAGGTCTTATTAAACTTTTGAAAGCCACTGGTCGTTGGAATCCAAGTGAACCTTTGTATCAATATATTACTGATTTACAAGACCCGACTAAAACATTTAATCCTACATCTTACGCTAAGGTTGTAGAACAAGTTAAATTGTTTGGTACAACTCGTCGTCGCCGTGGTGATTTTTATCATGCTCCGGCTGTAACTGGTAATGAAGTTGATATATTTGCTGATGAAATAGATAGTGTTCAAATTAAAGACTCGACTGTTGTTCTTTTTAAAAGTATGACACGAGGTAGTGCTATTGGTCAATTATATGATTGGATGATTCAAAATAATATTGACCAAGTTAGTCCTATTTCTGCTGTTAAAGTATCTGGTATTACACCAGTTAAAATTCATAATGACCAAGGTGGTCTTGATATTGAAGCACTAAATCGAGTAGATGATAGGTCTATTCTTTATATGCGAGATAGTGATTTTGTTATTCAACAAGATATTAAAGCTGATTTGCTTGATGAAACTACTATTTTAGGTGGTCAGTTAGTTAAGCAGATTATGGAAGGTCTTGATTGGAATAATGCTATTTATGAATTAGATGGCAAAAATGTTACTGGTAAAGAACTATTTGATGAATTTCAAAAGACATTAGCTACTAATATTCGTGAAGATGCTATGCAATTACTTTACGATATTGGTGGTATCGATGAGAATGGTGAAATTCGAACTGATGCTCGCGGTGCTATTCAAATTGATATAAATAAACTTGTTAATCGTTTTCAAGAAATTATATCGGATGATGTTGATGCTATAACTATTCGAAAAGCTCTTGAAATTAAAGAAGATGGTCTTCCTATTATGCCTTTATCTTATCCTGTTATTAAAGGTAAATTAGAGAAGATACTTGCTTCTATGTTAAGTAAACAAGTTATTAATAAATATCTTCCCGGATTTCATGCTCCTATTCGAGCAGATATATTTACTGCAAGTAATGAGTTAATCAAACATAATGAGTTCTATTCTGATAAAGAACTTTACAATAAAACTATTGATGAACTTGTTGCTAATGGTTCTATTACATATGCTTCGAGTTTTATTGAAGAATGTAAACGAACTGGTAGAAGTCTTGAATTACAAGCTGAATATCGTGAGGATGGAAATTACCATTATGCAGAAGTTATAGTTAATCCGTGGAAAATGGATTTCTATAAAAATATTGGTACTGTTAAAACTATTACTAATGAAGATGGTACAACTAAGGATATTATAACTGTTGATATTGATAAACTTGATGTTGAAGCTCGTCGAATGATAGGTATTCGTATTCCTACCGAGGGTAAACAATCAATGGTTGTATTTGAAGTTGTTGGTTTTCTTAATAATAATGCTACACAAGCTATATTCCCACAAAGTCTTATTACTCGTACTGGCTGGGACTTCGATATTGACTCGATTTATGCCTACTATCGCAATGTAATTTTTGAGCAAGACAAATATATACCTGTCGAATTTAAGTCGAAATTTGATGCCTCGCAGGCCCAAATAGGGGGTAAATTCACACGGTCGGTATTTAAGCAAAAGTACATCGAATTAGCCACTACTCCGCAAGAGTTTACTAATTTAACAAGTCATAATTTTAATGCTATTGTTAAGTGGATTAGCCGGTATTATAATCCCAATTTAGTACCTACTAATGCAAATCAATCTCCTCTCAATAATATAATTGAATTAATTAAAGAGGATTTGCAAGATGTTAAAAGTAATCCGGAATATACTAAGATTCTTAAATCTATTCTGCATAATTTACAGTATGGATTTGCAAAGAATTACGGTGATGTGAATAGTTTAGTTCGAGAATATCTTGCTAATAAGCGAGATGGTGTTACTGAAGATTTTGGTAATTACACTCAAACTCAACGTGCTTATACTTCTGATTTATTAATTCGTGCTCATAAAGCAATTAATGATTTAATTAAGTTTGTTAAGAATGTTAATAGTCAATTAGCTACTATTGATATTTCTCCTGATATAATTAGTAATTTTGATACTATTAAATCAAAATTCCAATATCTTGTTGAGAATACTGATAAAACTATTATTCCTCATTTAAGTGCTATTCAAAGTAATATTGATAAGGCATTTAATGCTTTTACAAAAGACTTTGTTCAAAACGAGAGTATTTATGAATTGAATAGTAGAGAAGCTCGTGATAATCATTTGATTGATATTATTACAGCTGTTCTTTCTAATCCAAATCATGCTGAAGAAGTAAATAAACCCAATGGTATGGCTGAAATTCAAGCTGTATCTGACCGTGATAATGCTTTTTGGAATTATACTCTTAAAACTTTGAATCCTAATAATCTCATGGATAAGATTACTCTTAATAACATGAGTATGGGTTCAACAGTTCTTAAAGGTCACTCTGTTAATTTCGATACTTTAATCGCAACAATTTCTACTTTACATGGTAGATTACTTAAAGGTATTCGTCGTAAAATTAGTCTTAATTCTTTACCAATACCTAAAGGTTTTGCTGATAGAAGTGAAATGTACACTGTAAGTGATAAAGGTATACCTCGATTAACAAGTAAATATAAAGAGTTTTTAGCTAAACGATATGGTGCTGAAAATATCCAATTATTGCCAAAAGAAAATGCTCTTTGGGTTAATGATGTTTGGATTAATAATGATGCACTTAATGAACATTTGGATATTAGTGGTGAGCGAGTTGAACTTCAAATGAATCAGTTTACTTCTGGTATTCTTGATGTTCTTAAAGCTGGACTTGGATTTAATCTTAATGTTCATACTTTAAGTGTAGCTCGTGCTATATCATCTGGTATTACTATTGAACTTTACAATGATAAACCTAATAGATTCACTAATGAAGATGCTTTTATTCATCAACCTGCTATTGTTGAAGCAGTTAATCGAATGGAAGTTCAATTATTAAGTCGTGGTAATTTTACAATTCTTGATGCTGTCGAAGCAATTCGTTCTGATTATAGTGTAGAACTTGCTAAGATTTATGCTGATTTAATTGTTAAGAAAGAAATTACTCCGGTTGAATCTCATGATGTAATAATGACTGTCGCAAGCGGTAAAAGTAAAACTAAAACTCTTACTGTCGGACAGTTTAACGAACTGAAAGATAAATTACCGAATATTACTATTAATGAAATCAGTGGTAAATATGGTTATCAAACTACTGAGGAATTATTAGATAATATTAAAAATCGTGATAATCGTACAGCAGATTGGTTATTACGTCAGATTAGCGTTCTTGGTAATTTTGTTGAATATAATGAAATTGCTACTAATTTGATTGACCTTAACTTTATGCTTAAAAGTGAAAGTAGGGTTGATAGTTTCTTTAAGGCTGACCAAAAAGAACGTAAACTTGCTGAATATTATTATCCAGTAAAAGCCTTAAAAGAACTTGTAAATGATAAATATAATCAAACACTTCGATTTATTGATGAATATATCGAAGAAAATGCTGGTAATCCTAAAGCAATAGATGCGATTAAAGCTGCTTTTACTCGTGAAAGTTCTGATGCTTTTAGACGGCATTATAAACCAAAAGATGTTAAAGGTAATCCTCTTGCTGCGATTACTTATTCTGATATGAAACTATTTCGTTCGGAACTTCCGAAACGAAATGATATTATGACACGTCGTGAACTTATTGAGGATTTAGCTGTTGGATATGAAACTCCTAATAAGGTGATTCTTGATAATGGTAAAGACATTATTGAAAGTATATTTGTTGGTTCATTTGAAGGTTATCTTGATGGCAACAAATTTAATGATACTGAAAATCAAAGTGCTTACGGAGTAATTCAAGCTCGTTATCAGTATGCACATTGGTTAATGGCTAATGGTTTCGGTGATGTTTTCATTACTCGAAATCATCACATTGCTAATACGATTTTAGGTCAAATACTTCAACGTAAAAATTCGATTGATGAATCTACTTATAAATATGTTACTGATAGTATTATGAACTATCTCGTAAGTATTAACGGTGGATTAGATAATGGACTTGTTAAAGTTCTTCCTATTTTAACACCTGATAATACTCCGGAAGTTCTTACTACATTAGGTATTCATACAGAAGAACAACTTAAAGAACAAAAACTTATCTTTAAGACTCTTTTGAATACTGTTAAAAACGGTTATACACCTGAAAGTTTTACTCAATATACTAAACTTTCACTTGCTCAACAGATTCAATTTATTCAAAAAGATAGTACATTAAGAGATTATATTGAGAAATCACCTGAGTTTAGAGGTGATAACATATTTAAGTATTTAACAGTTCGTAAGAATAATCGTTCTGTACCTTATGATGTTATTAGAATCCAACGTGATGATAATGATGTCAATTCTTGGTCTAATATGACTGATAGTATTCTTCGTATGTGGGATAGTAAGATTCCTTATATTGCTCATACGATACGTCAGTTATTAGTTTATACTTATGTTACAGAAGGTTTTAATTATGCTTATAATGTTTCAAAATATATTCCGATTGAACTTATAAGTACTAATCGACCTAATGCAGAATACGATGCTTTATGTCGTGAAGTTCATTATCCTGATCCCTCTGTTAATATTGGTAATTACGCAGAGAACTTAAGAAATGCTGAAAAAGCTGTATTTGATAGAAACGTAGATATTACACCTGTTATGAGTTTAATATCTCGTATGAAATCAGATATGAATCCGGTATTATTAAGTGATATACAAAAACGTTATCGTTGGGAAGCAAATAAGAATAAAGCTACTATTGGTTATGTTCAAAATGCTAACGGCGAAAATGTTGGTACTGGTTCTTATATTGATGAGAATGGTAATACTCAGAATTTCTATATTGAAACTGAAGCTCGATTAATTAATTCTGAATATGCTAATGCAGAATATGTAACTGAAAGGATTACTCGTAGTAAGAATCGTGTATACAAACGATATGCAATTCCTACAAATACAAATAGTCCGTTGAAACAGATTTATGTATTCTTACCTGTTAATCCTTTACTTCGTAATGAAGCATCTTTAATGACTGGTGATATTAGTATTATACCTACTTATCAAGAAGGTATGATGGCACAAGTTCAAAAAGATGGTGAAACCATTGTAACTGATAGATTATCGGTTATTACAGATTCTGATGCTATTCATAAATTCATGTTAGCTATTGATAATAATGAATCAGTCCAAATGGATGAAAATTCAGATTTCAATGATGCTAATACGATTGAAACAGAAGATGCTATTGATAGCACTATTGATGTTGAAACAGAAGATGTAATTGATACTGATGTTGCTTCTGTATCTGATACAGATTTTGAAGTATTAAATTCAATTGAAGTTACTACTCCTACATTCATCAATGTTGAACATACACATTCTTCTGCAAGTGATGTTATTTATAATGAATTAGAATCTTCTGCTTCATCTATTTTTATTACTACACAAGCAACTCATTCTTTTTATAAGGGTTATCATAAATCTGCAATTCAAGTAGATTATAACAAGTCTGCTTATGAAGAAGCTCTTCGTGTAGCTCCTATGTTAAAGAATGGTAATCTTTATATTAACGGTGATGTTCTGATTGATGCTAATAGAGATTTCAATTATTTGGATGATTGGACAAAAACTTTTATTAGTAATCTTTACAGAATTAATCCTATTATGACTTCGGTTAGTACTGTCTTAAATGATGGTGTTGGTCGAATAGTTGCAGAAACCTATATTGATGTTCCTCGTAGGAATGTTAATATTTATGGTGATAATGAAAAATTATATTCTCGTGTTGTTCATGCTGATGTTCCTACAAGAGATGGTTTACGAAATTCTCTTGTTGTCGATTCTAATATTGCTATTGAAACTTTGAAAATTATGGATAGAATCCAGAAATTTTTGAATAATAACAATGTTGGAAATCGTGAGGAATTTATGAATATCTTAAAATCCTTTGATGATGAAAGTTTTGAAGGTGGTATTCAAAGTGCTCTTGAAGAACGAGATATTGCTGCAATGAAAGCTACTTATAGTCGTTTGGCTAATTTAAGTAGTTCTGTTTATGATGCTATCAAGCAATTATGGGCTATTACTAAGGATTTGAATTACGAAGAAATTCGTTCAAATTATGGTGCGGCTCTTGATTACAAAGATAGACTTGTAATGATGTTAAAACTTGCTTCTCATTTTAGTCCATATCTTACACTTGAAGAAATTAAAATTCAAGATACAGTTTATGATGCTGAAAGTGAAGAAGGTAAAGAATTATTTACTAAGGAATTTGGTGAATTAAATAATAATATAGCTCGACTTAAATCTCTTTCAACAAAAGTTGCTGAAATACGGTCTAATGTTATTCAATCTGTTAAAGATGTAGTAACTTGGGCTGTAATTGATAAGAGTCGTAATCCTAAATATACTACTGCGTTTAGTAAGATTAAAGAATATCTTGCTTCACATAATGATAACCTTGAAGGATTTGATGCTAATAGTGTTGAAATAACAGAAGATGAATGGTTAGAAATTCAACATTTGTTATTTGAACTTGATAAAGATATTAATAAGACACAACTTTGGCTTGATTCTGCTTTTACAACTGGTATTACTTTAATTGATATTACTGGTAAAGCATGGGATGAAGCTAATTATAAAGCTAAGAAAGCAGCTCAGCGCATTAATGATGAACTTGAAAGTGCACTTGAAGAGTTCCAACCGGGACTTTCTAAAAATGCTCGTGCTCGTGAAAAGTTAATGCATAAATTCATTAATGAATATGGAGATTTAATCGGTAGTTATAAAACTGAAGGTCTTGGAGATTCGACTGGTACTTTACGAAAAGATATTCGTGATGCTATTTATAAGAATCTCTATACTGACAGTGGATTTGTTACAAGAGCTACTGCTGAAAAGACTCTTGAAATCATTGATGATATTATAAAGAAATATAATGAAAATCATACTTGGAACATTGTTCCATTAAGTGATAATGAAGCAGCTAAACATCTTGCTGAACTTACTGAATTAAGTAATCGTGAGAAACTTGTTTATTTACAAACTCATGATCTTATTGAACTTAGTCTTATTACTGATATTAGTGGTAAGCGTGAAAACGTTCTTTATAAACTTGATTTTGGTAATACTCCGGTATCAGATGAATATGCAACTTTAAGTGATAAAGAACAAAAGTTACTCAATACTATTCGTAATCTTATTCAACGAACTATTCGTGAATATGACGGTAACTGGATTAACTATTATGGTAGATGGGATGAGGTAATGCCTTTTATTCCTCAAGCTACATTAGGTCAATCTGCTAAACAATTTGTTAGTATTCCTATGATTCATAAAGATAGGTATTATACTGACATAGATGGTACTAAACGATTTGTTACAAAAGCTCAAACTTTGCAAGTTCCTAAACATATTCCTGTATTTAATATTCGTAAAAAGTATAAGTCTGAAAGCTATACTGAATACGAAGCTCGAATCGTAGAATTATTTAATGAATGGTTTGATAAAAATAACAAACTTCCTATTACAGTTAAACCTTCAACTCTTCGTGAGATTAGACATTATAACGATGCTATAATGCTTGAAAATAAAAAGTATAAAGCAAAGGTGATGTCTTATGATATTGTTGATGTAATGAAAGGTTTTACACAAGAACTTTATAATCTTCGTGCAATTAATAATTTTGAAACTGATTATCAGCTTACAAAATATTTAATGAACGAACGTGGAGTTTCTGGTGTAGCACCTCGTGATATTATTAAAAATGCGAATGAACAGTTAAATAATATGGAACGTCGTATTTTTAATTTTAGTAAATATAATAGTGTTCTCGATGTTTCTGCTGGTGCATTATTGCGTTATACTTCTATGACTTTTATGTATCTCAACTACACCGCTGGTATCACTAATATTCTTAAAGGTGTTACTGATATGATAGTTGAATCTACTGCTAATAACTTTGTTGAAAGCAAAGATATTATGAAATCAGGTTTGCGTGATGTTATTAAGACTATCCCTCATTTCTTACGCGATATTAATTCGACAAGAACTGATGATGTACTTGTAGCAATCATTAAAGACTTTGATGATATTTATCAAGATACTCGTGATGTAACATCTTCTGATACTGGAACTTCTTATTGGATTAAAACTATGCGAATGGTTGATACTGTTGGCTATGCTCCTAATAACATGGGTGAGTTCATTATGCAGTTTGGTATGTTACTTGCTGCTACACAATCTCATCGAGTAGTTGGTGGTAAGATTATGGCTTTCAATGATTTTTATAATGATAATCTTGAAAAATTATTACAAGA